CAGCAAAGACGGCTTGTGTATTAAACATACTGGTCTTAGCACCAGCCATACCCATGTACTTAGGATCTTCTCCGTTCATAGCACGGAACCTAATATCTATTACACCACTAGGTGTAACATAAGGAATAGCAAGCCTACCGGTAAATGGTTCATGCCCCGGTAGCGGATCTACGACCACTCCCAGATGAAAAGCTTGAGCCTCTGCGACCAAGAGATGTCTTGTTGATAGATACTCTTGAGCCACCCCTATGTGGGATGCGTATTGTTGCGTCGCTCGTAGTAGAAATTGTCGATGCGAATTCGATAGCCTCACTTAATGTTCCCCCCTTATCATGTTGTATTAAATCATATGTATCACCTGATACACCACACCCAAAACATTTAAATCTATTAGCGTCAAAGTTTACTGATGCACTAGCAGTGCCATCACTATGAAATGGACACTTCATCTTGCGCCATCCACTACCACGGGCTGGTACCTTCGCACCTATGTGCTCAAGATAGTCAGCGATACTATGCTTTTCCATCCGTAACTCTCCTTAATAAATCTATCCAAACTTGACCAGGCATAGTGGCATACCACTCAGCAGGATTTCCCCGTCCCTTGCGTTTATGTAACACTACACCTGTCCAAGCATTGTCGTTAGCCATTTCGACTATCAACTCTTCTGTCCAACCAGCCAAGTCCATCTTGGCATGGTTCTTAATCTCTATCGTTACTCCTGGTATACCACTGATATCACCCTTGTCTAAGGTAGCACCAGCAAGACGGCGGTCAACATATGGAAACCATTGCTTCAACCACTTAACTACATCTCGTTCTGCTTGGGAACCTTTAGCTTTGGCTGTGTTACTCATACTGGCATACTCTCCTGTGTATAGTCTCTGTAAACATCTTCTAGATACATGCTCGCCGGATCAAAAGATAACTGTATGTATGTATTGCCTGTCTGATCTGCCTTGCCGTATCTATTTTTTACTGGTGCTACGCACAAATAAAAATCAATTCCATTAGGCAACATCTGTTGCCCAACTGTTAGTACCATAGCTGGTATCTGATTAACCATACCTTGTAAGGATGATCGTGGCTGGCACGGCGTGCCATTGAACCCTTCCTTAGTGTGGTGCAGTACAAGTACACAAGCATTGGTATCTCTAGCAAGATACTTAAGTTCTTTCATAGCCTGTCTCATGCCAGCAAACTCTTCATGTCCATCCATTGCTATGTCCATCAAGTTGTCTACCACTATAAGGGTAGGCGATCTACCCCATATAGTTTCAAAGGCTAAGACTTCTTCATCAAGATCCTTAAGCGTAGGGCTAGGTTCAAATGACCAATACAAATGATTGTTGTCAGCAAGGATAGACTCAGCAGTATCAGGGTTAGTCTTCATTAAGTTTTCTGCTTGTTGCTGAGTCATCTTGCCAGTCATAGCAAGCAATCGCATAGCCATGGTGTGAGCATTAGTATCGGCAGAGAAGTAAAGCGTAGGTTGCTTAAGCCTTGCTGCTATATGTAAAGCAACCGATGACTTGCCAGCACCTGGAGTACCAGCAATCACTGTTACTTCACCTCTGCGTAAGATCATACCTGCCCGTTCAAAAGCCTGAAAGGGAGCCGGTAAAGGCTCCCCTCCAACTTCTGACTTGCGAATACTACGCCGTAATGTTTTCATGTTTACCTTCTAACTCATCTACTACATACCATAGAGCGTCAATGTCTTGCTTCTCTAAAGCTTCTCGTAGTATAGAACCAAGGGTAATATTACTGAGCGTACTCATTACTTGATCTTATCTGGTACGAATGTATTCCAATCAGGTTCATGTTTCTGAACATAGATAGTCTTACACTTAGACGGATCTCCTTGTGCTGATGGACAGAAGTAGCCCTTGTAAACTCCGCCATTTTTAGACGGACCTTGAAGCGCTGTCATCTTTCCATGAGGACAGTTGCGTCCGCCCCCTATTGAGGGGGCTGGATTAAAAGGTGGGGTATCCTGTAAGTGTGTAGCTTGGAACTGCTGTGTTGCATAAGCAACATTAGCCTGTGCTATTGGTGCACTACCACGGATAGCCCCTTCAAGTTCTGTGACGGCAGAACTTACTGAAGCCAATGACAAGGCTACGAGTTGATCTAACTCTTCACCTGTATTAGCACGGATAGTAACAAGACTACCTGATGGTGTCTTGCTTGTAATTGAGATCGGCGCTTCCGCGTTACTCATTCTCTGTCTCCTTCTTTATATACCATTCGCAATGTGCGGTATATCCGCACATGTTACAACTGTTGTAGTTAGGTAAGAACAAACTTTCTTTCCTAGCTTTGTCGAACATACCAACAAGCAATTCAATCTTGTCGTCGCTGTAAGCGGCAAGATTGAAGGGCTGTGATAGTTCACCTTTGCGTGCCATCCAGTACGCACCTTTAGTAGCGTGGATACCGTACACCTTGCGTAATCCATAAGCATAAAAGCCTAACTGTAAGGATGACTGCGGTGTAGTCTTGCCTGTCTTTAAATCTACAATAACATATTCACCGGTACGAGTATCAACAAAGACACGATCAAGAAACATCTTGACAGTTACGCCATTGATTACCGGTGCCATTTCAAGTTCAATGGCTATGTGTCCTTCACTGGTACGTGCTAGTTCCATATGCTTATTGGCGTCTCGCCAATCAACCCATGCTTCAAAGAATTTGTAGCCATTAGTAAACCACCAGTCCCCATCTTCAGGGTTACGGCGTGGACTAGCAACACGCCATCCAGATGATGTACTTAAATCATACTCATCTCTTTCTTTCTCGGTCTCAGACCACCACTGTTTCCATTGATCTAGTAGTGTCATGGGTTTCTCCTGTCATATTCTTCAGTAGCACGGTGGACTGCTGATCCACCAAAGAACCACCATGCTGGTAGTCCTGGTATTTTTTTAACACGGCTTAGATAGTACTGCCATCCACAGTCTAGCCATGTGGTAAGAGCAGAGTAAGAGATATGTTCAGGGATTTCGTGGTCGTCAATGGTAATCATTGCTCTCCTTTTGTAAGGCTAAGAGAGCGGGAAAGGAGAGAGCCAAACCCCGCTCACCTAGCGTATGTAGCCTACCACAGGTAGCCCCGACAAAGGAGGACAAGGCTACCGTGTGTCGCTAATCTGCGTTCCAGCTGGGCTTGATAAGTATATCAACCACTGACGATTCATAGTTAATAGATGACTGCCATGCCCGTGCTTGCTCGGATGTATCAAAAGGTCCATAGACATGGACTTCGTTACTATCATGGAACTTATCATCTTTAGCAATAACTATATACATTATACCTCCCCTCTTTCATCGTGTAATGTATCGGGATCATCCCCGGCGCAATCATTATATGGATTGTGGTGTTCATTGCATAGGCTACACCTATCGTACTCATCATCACCACTCATCCACTTGGGCTCGGCTACCATTCTACACCTGCCCATCCACCAACATTAGATTGTTTAGTTACTTGAACACGCTTACATAAGCAAGCCTCTTCATCACTTAAACAATCAAAGCAATACATACAATAGATACATCTACCATCCATGTTCATGATTTCTTCTTCATCCATAATGGCTGAGCAACTAGGGCAGTCATAAATATCTACTCTTTCAACTTCATATGGACTATCTGTTTTACCATATGAAAAGTCATAGTCTTTATCACTAAACCAACTAGAATAAGACTTGCCTTTACCTAGTGTTGAGTAACCATAATCTAACTTACATGAATCATTAGACCACCATACTCCTGTTTCATCTACCTTACCTGCTTTCTCATTAAGCAGATAGCATTGGTGCTTAGCAGTAGGATCTACGGTTAAGATACATACCTTAGAACCAGTAGTATAATCTTCAAGCATGCGCCATACATGGTCGTTATCTAATGCGCTAACGCCACCTATAGCAGGCAATAAATCCTCAGCAAAGACACGGGTATCAGACCGGTCATCCTTTGGAGCAATAGTTATATCTAGTATTCCATTGTGACCTAGATAAGTACGGTCATCGTTACCTACTACAAACGGATGACAGTTAAGTACAGTCTGTGAACCATGCGTAGCATAGCGAGCATGCCACATAGCATAGCCGTCAGGATAATAAGTTCTTAATTCAAGGAACCTGTTAACAGATTCGTCAGCATTCATAGTCCGCTCGCGGATAATACGATGCTCTTCAGGTACGATAATGGCAAAGCCAAAACCGTGTGGATTATTAAGCGCGGAGTTCTCAAGCTTCTCTCTTGATGGTATAACTCCAGGTGGTATTACACATAGCATACACATATCAGTTGTCCTCCTCAGGCTGATTGTAATCGGTTGATTCCTTATCAAACAATTCATTGATAACAAGGAATAGGTTAGGGTATTGCTTAGAGTTGTCACCAACATAACCAATAAACTTGATCCATGATAGTGGCTTCTCAGTAGCAACCATCTTTAGGTTGCGAGTATATTCAACAGCCGCATGAACAAACTCAAGGGCTGATAGTACGCGTTCCTTTCGTAATGTTCCACGAAAGACACGGACTTCTATTGTGCTGTCATTTTCAGTATTGATTGCTGAGTAACGACCGGCGCTTTGATAACCTGACTTTACTTTCTGAACTACTTTACCTTTGTCATTGAACCTAGCATACTCAGATGCTCGACCAGCAAGACGTTGAACTTGGCGTTCATTATCATAGATAAGTTTCATGAACTTAATCTGATGTGCTTCTTCTTGTATCCAACTGCCACGTTTAAAGGCACGGCGTGATACATGTACATGGATACCACAAGTACTGGTATTCCAAGACCTGAAGCCAGCACTTTTTAATTCATCAAGCATGTGCCAAGGAAATTCTTTTTGGAATTCCTCTAACGAATGGGGATGAGATACAATCTCAAAACCATTTCTTAATGAACCATCATACTTTAGATATGCTCGGTTACTTATTTGATTGTATATGTATTCAGCACCCCAGTTGTAGTCACCACGATTAGCTTCTACTTCTAACTCAAGACCCAAGTGATACAAAGTATCACCAAAGAATATAGGGCTAGGTTTGTATCCATAACTGTGAACATATTGTGAAATAGAATCATCATCATCCTCATCTTCACAAGTATGACCATCTGATTCTATATAATCTCTACCACAATCAGAACATTCTATTTCATTGTTATAGCAAAGATGACATAAGTACATGTCTCTATGAGCAGACCAAAGAGCGTCGTCATAACTACGGTCATCACGAACATAAGTACCGCAGTCATCACATGTTGTCCAATCAATAGACTCATCTAGTTCTTTGATTACTTTCCAACAGTTATCACATACATCTTTGTTGTTTACATTGAAAGCAGGTGAACCTATTGCAGAATCACGAACAAAACGACGGTCGCATGCAGTACATAAATAAGTACAACCTGTATGAACAACGGTTTCTTCATTGTCATTTAACCTAGCAAGTATTGGTACAAGTCCGCTCCATGCTCTGTCAGGTTGTATTAAGTTTGCGTTACATGATGGACAATCTAGTTCTTCTTCTGGTGGTGCTTGTATATCTGGCATTACTCTCTCCTTATTTTAGTAGTTATTTTAACCAGGATATTTTATCTTCAATCATACTAATTAAACAATCACCACATAAAGGTAATTGTTTCATGCCTATTGAAAGCTTTATGTTAACTGTTGCTTTACAATTTGGACATATAATATGCATTGCTATCCTTTCTTAGTACCAACCGTGATTACGGTGGTGTCCCCAAGCAATTGAAGGCTTACTATATCTGGATGATATGTAAGCCAGCCCCCGCTCAATTTGAAGCGGGGCTGGCGTTCTTGGGTCTAACGCCAACAGTTGTGGTATTCCACCAGCATGCTCACCTGACCAACGATCTGCGTCAGAGTTGTAAGCACTGGCATTCCAATGTGATTCTCTTGTCCATAATTTATTAAGTGCTTTGTATTCACCACGCCCCCATCCATACTTGTTTAATGCTATTACCCGAGCATAGTTCCGGGCTAATTGTGGGGTCCAATATTTGTTAGGCATTTCCTCACATTTAATTTTAGTTAATGTTAAAGCTGTAGCCCTGTTAGGTATGATGACTGACCAGAATGCCAGATAAAATACCATTACATTAATAAATATTCTACGCATTATATCCTCCAAGTTTATCTAGATATGTCATCTACTTCTCTCAATGCGTCCTCATTAATTAACCAAGAGCCGTCATCAACAGAGTAGATCTCACTATACTTTGTATCCATTAGGATAGCATTGGACTTAAGCCAGTACTCCTGCTCGTGTCTACGCATATCATTCCAGTTGGAAGGGAAGTCACCAACCACAGTGTATTCGTAGTCAACCATTGATACTCTACATACAGTTACTTTAGTTTCAGTTGCCATCTTTTATCTCCCATGTTTGATTAGTTATATCTATATCAATCGTGTCTATTATGCCAGCGTGATAGCCCTCCCACCAAGCGTGTTTATGTGTAAAGAAATATACTGTACCGCCTACTATTAAGTCAATGAGTAAGTTGAATCCATTGTAAAACATCATAACTTTATCCTTTCGTTAATTTAGCTGAGCATTGAACAGACTGTGTCTGCTACGCACCCGTTAGTAAAAAAAGAACAGGCGGATGAGCCGAAGCCCACCCGCCTGGTGTTCTTTATTCTAGTATGCTGTATGTACCTGGTAGTATGCTGTATGTATCTACAGCGATTTGAGTATAAGGCTTGTAACGATTAGCGTTTTCAATTCCGGGACGTCGGTCAAACCGAGTAACAATACGTCCTGTAAAACTAATTACTTGCCCTTCAAGGTTTTGTGTTGCTATTGGTTTGTCGATAAAGACAAGTGGCATTGTTACCATACACTTGCCGTCATCTCCACGAAGTGAGACATTAGCAGTTACAATTGAATCAGTTTTGATTTTGATATTCTTGATTGTTCCGTTTCCCACTGTTGGAAAACCGTTTATTACTTGGTTCATATTCTCTCCTTAGTTAGTTGGTTTTCTTTGTTTGGCAACTGCTTCGCCGAAGGCTCCAGAGCAGTTGCCTGTTCTACCATATCGCAGGTAGGACAGTCAGTCAGTCCGTAATTGAATGTAAGATTACACCAGTTACAGATTTTTTCTTTTGGTCCTATGGTGATGAGTTCTAGCATTGCTTCATCACTTGGTTCATAGGGTCTATCCTCAAGTTTGGTTGTTGTCTCGAGGAATTCTAGTCTTGTATCTATCCAGTCGCAAGCATAGATGCTAAAGAATGGACGTTCTATGCGTGTGAGAGGACTAATCCAGTCGTGTCCGCTTGGCGCGTCTTTTAGCCAACTGAGTTGCTTTTTGTACTGGACGTTACCTTCATCTACAATTTCGTGGGCAAGGATTGTTTGCTGATTATCGAACACTTCTTGGCATTCCATACAGCGTTCATCGAATAACTCCATAGTATTTTGGCACTTGGAGCACGTTGTTTCTATGTTGATACCTAGGCTCATAGGTCCTCCTCCATTATTACTTGCCAGCAAGGGTCGCAGAAGCCAGTCATAAAGCGTTCTCTATGCTCAGGTGTGATGTCATAGAGCACGTCTTGGATACTATCACCTTGATGATACCTGAACACTTGCTTTCCAGCCAGCGTTACTACGCCTATGCCTTGGCACCTAGGGCAAGGTAATGATTCAGCACTGTACAAACCTTCTTTTATTTTGGTTAGGTTGTTGAGTGTGAACATAATAACCTACTTTCTGGATTCTTACTTCACTTCAGAATCCACTGCTCAGACTGCGAGGCTTGAGACAGAACTGTCAAGTCGGGCTTTTGCTTTATCCGACTTTATAGTTCTCGAAAGCCTTGCTGGGTTTTGTATTTAATCTTAGCCCCTAAGGCAGGGGCACTCGAACCACAGGTCGCAGAGGTGAGAGGGATACTGTCAGCAGTCCAGCACGCTGTGCTGTACAGCCAACCAGTTACAGACCGACAGCCGGGCACTTGACCCGGTGGTTATTAAGTCGGGCTTGTCCAGTGTACTCGTACTCTCCCTATAATTTTCCGTGACCATAGTGACACCTCTGCCCTGAATGTCTAATTCTGTACAGTATTCTGGTGACCTTAGTCACACTTTAAAGAAAGTTTTAAATAATCTGTTCGTAATGGCTGTTTGAACGGATTAATACAGTATAGAGCAGAAAGTTCTTAATCCTGTATTCGCAGGCTTTTATATAGCCTGCTCATACAGTTACAGTACAGTAGCTATACAGACTGCTGCCGCGGGAAAGTACTACCTACTCAAAGGACGATAATGGCGGGAAATGGATTTGGCAAGGGTGAGAGTCACTTCAAAGTTAAGGCTCTAGCCGAGTCAAAGGCAAAGGTACTCTCTCTCGTAGAGGCTGGAGCTACTACCCATCAAGCCATGACAGCAGTCAACAAGAAGCCAGATACTATCCGTCAGTGGTTACTGCGTGACTCGGACTTCGCAAAGGCTTTAGCCGAAGCGAAGGAGCGAGGTGAGTCAACTTCGTTGGCGAGCATAGGCAAAGACAAGCAGGACCTAAACTTCTCAGAATTTTCAAAAATTTTTTTAGGGCAGACGGTTTTCCCCCATCATCAAGACTGGGTAGACTTACTAGAAGGACGGGAACCTTCTTGGCTTCATGAGTCTATGATTTATGAACCAGCTGAACGGCATAGGCTCCTAGTCAACGTACCACCGGAACATGCCAAGTCCACCGTCATCACGGTGAACTACTCGACCTACCGCATCGCTCTAGACCCTAACGTTCGAATCATCGTAGTTTCGAAGACCTTAGTCAAAGCACGTGAATTCGTGTACGCAATCAAGCAACGCTTGTCGCATCCAAGATGGCTTAAGCTCCAAAATGCTTATGGACCTGAGGGTGGCTGGAAACAAGACGCAGACACTTGGCGAACTGACACGGTATACCTTGGGGGCGATGCGCGTAACTCTAGCGAAAAAGACCCAACCATTCAAGCACTCGGTATGGGTGGACAGATCTATGGCGCTCGCGCCGATTTAATTATTCTAGACGACGTAATTACCACAGCCAATGCCCATGAATGGGACAAACAAATTAACTGGCTACAAAAAGAAGTTATTACTCGTCTAGGCAAAAACGGTAAACTGCTAGTAGTCGGGACGCGAATTGCAGCCAATGACCTGTATAAAGAACTCAGAAATCCTAAGCACTGGTCAGGTGGTCGTAGCCCTTTTACTTACATGGGTATGCCTGCGGTTCTCGAATTTGAAGATGACCCGAAAGAGTGGACAACTCTTTGGAAAGAAAGCGACGTCCCGTGGGACGGGGACGAAGACATCCCAGCCAATGAAGATGGTTTCTATCCAAAATGGGACGGTGCTGCCTTATTTAAGCGTCGTTCAGAAGTTACACCTAGCACGTGGGCTCTCGTCTATCAGCAAGAAGACATCCAAGAAGATTCCGTCTTCCCTCCAGCCTTGGTACAGGGATCAAGTAACGGGGCTAGAAGAGTCGGACCTTTAAAACCTGGAGCGGTAGGACACCCTAATCACGTAGAAGGTTACACAATTGTTGGTATGGACCCAGCCATCGCAGGTAAGACTGCGCTCGTTGCTCTTACATATAACAAAGCGGACGGAAAAATTTATGTTCTTGATTGCCTCAATATGGCAGAAGGTAACTATCAAAAGATACGGGCTGCTATTGAAGCTTACGTTGAACGTTACCGACCTCA